AAGTATATGCTCTTCCTTCTCGTAAGGTGCATTTGAGAAGCTTATTACCAGTAGGAACTATCTCTACAGGTTTATTCACATTCCCTAAGGAAACAGGTGGTGAAGGTGATGCAGCTCCACAAGTACAAGGTTCTGCTAAATCTCAAATCGATTTCGATATCACAATGACTGATGCTCCTGCTCAGTACATCGCTGGTTATGTAAGAATCTCTCGTCAAATGTTGGATGATGTTCCTGCAATGACTTCTTTCTTACAAGCTCGTTTATTAGAGAAGTATTTATTAGCTGAAGATGCTCAATTATTGAATGGTAATGGTACTGCTCCTAACTTAACTGGTTTAACTACTGTAGCTTCTGCTTTCGGTGGTGCTGCAACAGTTGACGTTGAGCAATTAGTACAATCTATTGCACAAGTTGAAGCTGCTAACTACAGTGCTAATGGTATCTTAATCAACCCTACAGATTGGGCTGCTATCGTAAACACTAAGAACACTAACGCTGCTTACAGCTTACCTGCTTCTACAGTTGTTACAACTGATGGTAACTTATCTATCGCTGGTGTACCTGTGTTCAAGTCTACAGCTATCGCTGCTGACAAGTTCTTAGTAGGTGACTGGGCTATGGGTGCTCAAATCATGCAAAATCAAGGTATCTCTGTTCAGTTCTCTGAAATGGATAGCGACAACTTCCAAAAGAACTTGATTACTGTAAGAGTTGAAGCTCGTATCGCATTCCCTATCTACTACAACAGTGCGTTTGTATATGGTGATTTCGGTAACGTAGGATAATCTTAGATTAATCTAAAATATAAGGGGTAGCCTAAAAAGCTGCCCCTTTTTTATGTCCGCTATATTTTAGTTATTTTTGTAAAAATAATGGCATAATGCAAATAGTAAGAGATATTACGACCACAGTAGCACCTACAGCCACAGTGGTTACTTTAGCGGAAGCTAAGAATTACCTTAGAGTAGACTACAACGAAGATGATACTTTGATTACATCTTTAATCAATACAGCTCAAACAAGACTTGAGCAATATGCAGGAGTCGCAATGACTCCTAGAACTTTAAGAGTTGTAGCTTATGTAGATAGCTTTATAGAGCTACCATATGTTCCTACAAATACAATATCAGCAGTAGAATACTGGGATAGTACAAACTGGGTAGCAATGTCTGTTGGTGATTACCAGGTACTTGGTGAAACAACCAAAAAGGTTTACATGACTAGCATTTTTGATAATGAGTTTAGGTTCACTTATACTTGTGGTTATGCTACAACTCCTGCAACAATGAAGACTGCCCTTTTAAAGATGGTTTCAGACCTATATGAGTACAGAGAGTCTTCAGTTGAGGCAACCAAGCCTTCAGCTAATTTGATGACCGCATACGAGCTTATGAAGCCATTTAAACGCATAAACGTTATTATCTAATGATAGGCAAATTACACAATAGGATTACTTTCCAAAGTCAATCAAGCGTTTCTGACGGAGCTGGAGGAATAGTAACTACTTTGGTAGACTATTACACCTGTTGGGCTCAAATGTCTAGAAATACAAATGACAGGTCAGATATAGCAGGGAAAGATAATATAAGCGATGATATTACTTTTAGAATTAGATATACCACCTCTAAGGTATTTACAAATAAGCTTGTAATATCTTATAATTCAAACCTTTATAACATTAACTCAGTTATTGATGAAGGTGATAATAATAGATATTTCCTTATAGGCTGTTCAACTCTTAAATAATGGCAAAATTTAAAATAGATGTTTCAGGTTTTGAATATGTGAAAAAAAAGCTAGATGAAGCTCCTAAAATTTTATTTAAACAGGCTTCTGGCATAATCTATGAAACAGCCGTAGAAATTGAGAATAAAGCAAAAAATAGAGTAGCAGTAGATACAAGTGCATTAAGAAGTTCAATTAGAGCATCAAAGCTATCTAATGGGTCTTCTGTAATTAAAGCTGGTTTATCAAATGTAAGTAACAGTAAAGGTCATTTAATCAATTATGCAGCCTTTGTGGAGTTTGGTACAGGTCAAAAGCCTAATACCGCTTATAAATTCCTAAGTAATACAGGTATAGCTACTTATGCAGAAACATTTATGGGTAGAGGTAAAAGAAAACAAGTTAGAAATCCAGACGCTTATTTGTTTAATTCAACTGATGAGCTTATAGGCAAAATGGTTGAAAGAATAAAGAGCATAAAGATATAAATATATTTCACTAAATTTGTACAAAATCAATACCATGACAATTACACTAAACGAAGAGCAGGTAAAACAATTAGACGCATTTATCCAAGAAATGCCAACTAAGTACGGTTTACCTTTAACTCAGTTCTTATCAAAACTTGCTCAGGAGCAAAATCCTGAAGAAGTAAAAGCTGAAACAGAAGCTTAATGAAAGATTGCGGATTAGCTATAAGAAAGGCTTATGTAGATAAGTTAACCTCAGAGAGTTTTTCTTTGGGCGTTTATGATACTATTGCACCTGATACAGTTAACCCTCCTTTCTTAATCATAAGCAGTCAAACATCGGTTGAAAATAGCGACAAGCAGAGTTATAACTTTGATGTCACTATACAGTTTGATATTGTTTATAAAACAAATAAGTCAGGTGAAGTAGGGCAGAAATCGGTAGACCAGTGGGCTAACGAATTGTTAGGGATCATAGGCGTTAATGTACCTGATTACCCAAGTGCTTCTCCTGACTTTAAAATAGTTACTCGTAAGATAGGTACAAACTTTGCTACATTTGATTATATAGACGAAGCTTATATCTTTAGAAGAGTAATTACAATGGAACACTTTGTAACTCAAATATTATAAAAAATTAAAATAAAATAAAATGCCAACAACAGGAATTTTTAATGGTACAAATCTAGTAGTTCTAGTAGGAAGTGAAGTAATAGCTCACTCTACATCATGTTCTTTATCTGTAAGTGCTGACTTGCCAGATGCAACAACTAAATCAAGTGGCGGATGGGCTGAAGAAATTGCAGGATTGCGTTCTTGGTCTTTAACAACAGATGGTCTTGCTACAGTAGAGCCAACAAATGTAAATTATTCAGTAGGAGATATTTTTTCTGCTTTAAATGGTAGAACAGCGGTTACTGTTAAATTTACAACAGCTACAGGTTCAACTTTAGTTGTCGGTGATTTAGCATGGACTGGTTTAGCATTTGTAGAAAGTTTAGATATTACTGCTGATATGGAATCTCCAGTAACTTACTCTGCTTCTTTTACAGGAACAGGAGTATTGACTCAAGCTGCAAATCCATCAGTATAACACTAACAACACCAAAAACACCAAAATATGAGAGGACATTACGAACTATCCCTAAGCAATGGGACTAAGATACCTATGAGGTTTTGTACATGGTCTTTAAAAAGATTCTGTCAGCTTCAAGCGATTAGTCCTTCAGAAATAGGAGATGCATTAAGTGGATCAGATTCATTAGATGCTATATGTAACTTATTAAGAGCAGCAGCAGAATATCCTTTATATAAAGAAGGTATAACGCCAAGCTTTACCGATTTAGATACCTGTGATTGGATAGATGACATGGGTGGTATTGGTGGTAAAAAGTTTCAGGAAGTAATGGCTGCTTTAACCGAAAGCTTAAGTAGTGGCTTAGAAGAAACATCTAATAAGAAAGCTACTAAAGGTGCGGTAAAAAAAAATTAGAGTGGATTGATATTGAAAAATATACAATGGGGGAGTGCCAAGTGCTTCCCCATTTGTTTTGGGATATGACGATGGCTGAGTTAGATTTTGTTTGGTATGGTTACCGTCATAAAGAAGAACAAGAATGGGTAAGAGTTAGATGGCAGACAACTCTTTTGATAAACATACAACTACCAAAGGGTAAGAAAGTAAAGCCACATGAGCTTTTGCCACTTGACTGTGATAATCGTAACTTTGTGAAGCAAAGAGTAATGACCAACGAAGAGTTGAGTGAAGTGCTTAAAAAATACGAAAACGTAAAACCGATAAAGCAAAATGGCTGATCAGAATATAAAAGTCAATATTAACTTAGATTTAACTGAGTTTAATAAGAATGCTAAAGCAATGTCAGATGCTTTAAGCAAAGTTTTAGGTAAAGATATTAAAATGTTTACCGATGAATTAGGCAAAGCTGAAACTACTTTAAATGGAACTGAACAAGCAATTAAGGGTGTAGGAGCTGCCGCCACTAAGACTGGTGACGGATTAAAGCAATCTAATAAACAATGGAATAATTTATCTTTAGTTATACAGGATTTACCTTTTGGATTTAGGGGTATTCAAAATAACCTACCTGCATTAGCTGCTGGATTTGCAGGAGTTACTGGACCAATATATTTAGCTGTATCAGCTTTAATTGCTATATGGACTGCTTTTGGAGATGAAATAACAAAAGTAATATTTAAAACATCAGAAGCAGCTAATCAAAATAAAATGGTTAGTGATAGCTTTAAAAGTGTTGAAAGTTCGGTAGTACAAGCTAGTGTTTCTGTAGATAAGATGAACTTTATGATTGACCAAGCCAAACAAGGTTTTGTCAGTAAAGATAAAGTTGTAAAAACTTATAATGAAACATTAGGTAAAACAATAGGGCAACAATCTTCTTTTAATGGGGTGGTGGATGCAATGGCATCGAAAGGTGAAAAATATATTGAGCTTGTTACAATGATGTCTTTTGCAAATGCATTAGCAGCTCAATCAGCTAAAGAAGCTTTTACAGCTTTAATGGCAGAAGCTAAAGCACCAGAAGAAGCATTAGGGTCTATTCAAAAATTTGGTAAAGGAGCTTTATCATCAGTAGAATATTTAATTAATTCTATTAGAGGTAAGACTGGAGAATTAACTCCAATATCAGACGCATTATATGGTGCTGTTGGAACAGTAGAAAAAGGGAAAGAGGTACAAGCTGCAACAAAGAATGTAGATTTCATACAATCATTCTTAAAAAATGTTAAATCAGAAATATCAAAATTTGCTAAAGACAATCAATTTAATATATTTGATTTTGGTGATGAAAAAACAGCAAAAGTTGATACAACAAACTTAGAGTTGTTAAAAAAACAACAAAAGTATTACAAAGATGATTTAGACATTTTTTATTATTATGGAGGTCTTATAATAGCTGAAGAGGAAAGATTGGCTATTAAAAAAGCAGAAATTGAAGGCAGGTCTCAAGATGAAATAAAAAGAATTAGAAAGGGTTTTGAAACTGATATGATTATTAATCAGCAAGAGTATGGTAGAGCTATTATGGCTATTGCTGAAAAGAATACAAAAGAATACGAAAAGAACGAAGAAGAAATTGGTAAAATAATTCTTAAAACAAGAGAGGATATTAGAGATGCTTTAAATAAAGTAAATAAAGGCATTACTGATGATGAGATTAAAAAAATAAAAGATGCTTTAGCTGTAAAATTAAGATTAAATAGAAATAATGTTAATCTACAAGTTAAAAGTTATGAAGAAGCGTTAAAAAAATTAGAAGCTGAAAGGCAAAAATTAATAGATTTAGACCTTCCAACTGCACAGATTGATGAAGAGATTAATAGCACAAAAAATAAACTAGAAGCTCTTGGTACAACTTGGGATCAAACAGCACAAGGAATAAGTAATGTAATTTCTGGTGTATTGGCAGATTCATTTACTATGCTTGGAGAGCATATTGGTAATTTAATGACAGGAGATGCCATACAAGGAATAGAGCAATTCCAAAAAATGTTAGCTAACGCATTAATTAATATAGGTAAAATGTTAATTTCTTATGGTACATTATTAACGATAGCATTTGCTTCTCCAGATCCATTAGTAGCTATAGCTGCTGGTGTTGCTGCGGTTGCGTTAGGAACTGCAATTAAAAATATGGCTAATAAACAAGCAGTAAGTCCTACAGCATTTGCTAATGGTGGTATCGTATCAGGACCAACTATGGGTCTTGTAGGAGAATATCCTGGTGCACAAAATAACCCTGAGGTTATAGCTCCTTTGGATAAATTGAAAGATTTAATTGGTGGTGGCAATGGTCAGTTTGTATTAAGAGGACAAGACTTAGTTTTGGCTATGCAGAGGTCTAATTCATCATTAAATATTAGAAGAGGGTAATGGCATACGCAGTAAAATATATAATAAATACAGCTAGTAAAAGTAACGTAAGTAGTACAGTTTATCTTTACGAAGATGGATATGTTGGCAGCACTATAGAGTATCAAGCCACAGGATTACAATTAGAATATATACCTAATAGTGATGATACGTTTGAGCCTATTTATGTAAGTCAATTAAATGTGTCTATTGACGTTACTGATGATATAGAAAATATGCCAAACTTTACAACTTTAAATGACAGAAAGTATTTTGTTAAGGTTGTATCAGGTGGTGTTACAGATTTTCAAGGATGGTCTATAAGTGATGATGTACAGTTTTCATTTAACACAGGCAGAAAAGAGCTATCTTTTAGTGCTATAGATGGATTAGGTATGTTAGAAAGAATTAGGTATGACTTACCAAATACTATATACTTAACACAAGTACAAAAAGCAATAACCTTTATAAAAAATTGTTTATTAGAGCTACAATATCCATTGGATTATGATATTATAAGTGGTATAAGTTTTTATGCTCAAGGAATGACTAATAGAACAGGTAATTTAAACGCTGATCCATTAGACCAAACATATATAAATTATGCAACTATAGTTAACGATAATCAACAAACATTAAGCTGTTTAGAGATTTTAACAATGATAACTAAAAGCTTTGGGGCAAGATTGTTTCAGGCTAATGGTAATTGGCATATTGTATCTTTAACTCAATTTGTACAAAATTCTTATTATGTTACAATTTATAATAGCGATGGCACAATAAGTGGTAATGATATATATGATGTAAAAGGTATAATTGAAGGATATTCAGGGAATGAATCAGGATTATACTTTGTAGATAATAGCCAATTTAAGTTAATTAGAAAAGGTTATAATAAGATTAGATTTAACAAGACTATTGAAAATCCTAGTAACTATGCTACAAACTGGGATTTAAAGATATATGAATATGTTTCACCAACAGTAAGTAATGCTTTTGGATGGACTCAAGTAAGAAATGGTGGTACTAATTATGTAAAGCCTTATCCTGAAAGAAAGTATAATTCTTTTATTCTAAGCCATGATTTAACGGTTAACCCTTTTTACGTTTCAGTATCTCCTAACAACCTACCATTTGTTAACACAAGTGATGTATTTAATATATCATTTGATATTGTAGGTTTAGGTACTCCTGCTGGTGGACCAGAAGCTTTGTTTATATTAAAAATACAAGTTAATCCTGCAACTGGACCATCATACTTTTTAGATAACAATAAAGTATGGAAAGAAGCAGTAAACACTGGCGATCATTATTACTTTGAGGCATTTAACCCTGCTGACCCAAGAGCTAATGTAAGTGTAGAAACACCTGTTTGTCCTGCAGTTGGTCAATTAGTGGTAGAACTTATTTTATGTGATAATTCAGCTCCTTATTGGAAATCTACCATTGCAGGTGCAGATGTAAGTAATTTTAAAATTGATTTACAGTCTACTTTTGTAGGTTTAACAACAGAAAGCTATATTACTAACAATAATGAATATGTGCTCGAAATAGACCTCCCAATGGGCTTTAATAACATAAATGATGGCAAGTATGTTTATAAAGGTTTTTTAAGCGATTCAACAGGTTTAAACTTAAAGAATTGGTATAGACAAGAATACCCAACAGATATATATAGAAGCTTAAGTGAGTTAGTTGTAAAACAATACTCAAACTGCTTAAATAAGAACATAATAAACCTTGACGCTGCATTTATGGGTATGGAAACAGCAGAAGGTAGATTTAGTGGTGCTATGCCTATTAGGGCTGTAGATACCGACCCTGCACAAATTAGTGTTAACGACAAAAGATATATAATTGGTAATTCTACTATAGACTTGCCTAATGATGTTATAGCAGCTACTTTACTAGAAGTTAATCCTAATAATGTAACTACAACAATGACTACTATATATGATAGCAATAAATTATCGACTGCTGAAACAGGTTATGGTCACTTTAGGTCAAATGGTTATTTAACTAAGGAATTAGCTTATGCAGCTCCTTTAACAAGCAATTTAATATATCTTGAAGATATAGGAGTTCCTAGTATTGGTGATTTCTTCTATACAAATGACTTGTTAAATGTAGGATTTAATGGTGCTAATATTTGGTGGAAGGTATTAGTAACAGACACTTACTTCCAAGCTTACAGAATTAGTGGAGCAGGAGAGATTTTAGAAACTTATGGATAATATAAAATATAAATAATGGCATCAGTAATTAATGGAACTAACATAGTATTATATAAATACGATACAAATAAGCAATACTATTTTAATGGTTCAATAAATCAAGGAGTAACTGTAAATGGTTTTGCTTGTAAAGAATTAAGCACTACTCAGTTAGTTGATAGTTCTACTAACTTTAACAAAACAGGAGCAGGTGTAATAGCTTCTTTTATAACAGATGCTAGTGACCCAAATATTACTGAGATCACTGCTGGTACATGGACTATAGCGGCTTATTACTCTATAGCTACTGCTTTTGCTGGTGCTAAAGTACAATACAAGTTATATAAATATGCTGGTTCAACAGCTACTTTGTTAGCTACATCAGATGAAACAACATTGACATCTCTTAGTAAGACTTTATATAATACTAATATGACTGTTTCTACAACAGCATTATTGAACACAGATAGAATAATTATAGAAGTAAATTACTTAGGCACTACAACTAATGCCATTACTTTATACACTCAATCAACTAATCCTGGCATAACAACAACTAATATCTCAGTAGGCGTTCCATTTGGGGCAGCTACAAACTGTTCTTTTGAGGTTTCAGTAGATCAGAAGGAAGTAACATCTCAAAGTTCTGCATGGTTTAAAGAGTTTAAGAATGACGTAGCTTCATGGTCTATTAACGCTGATGGATTTGTTGCTTTAGAGGATTATTCTTACTTATTCTTGGCAAACCTTCAGTTAACAAGACAACCAATATTAGTAAAGTTTCAAGTAGACAATGATAATGGGTCTGGTAGTGGAACTCTAGGGTACACTGTATTCA